AGAAATTAAAATATAATGCAAACATTTTTACCCTATGATGATTTTGTTTTATCACTAGACTGCCTGGATTATCGACGTTTAGGTAAACAACGAGTGGAAGCAATGCAATTACTTAATGCTATGAAACGTGAAAAAGGTGGATGGATTAATCATCCTGCAACTAAAATGTGGAGAGGATATGAAAAAGCACTTACAGAATATATGAATCTTTCTATTATGTTATGGAAAGGTAGAGGATATAAAAATACAATGAAAATTGTTGATGTAGGTGAATTAAATGATGATGATTATCCTCCTTGGTTTGGTAACGAAAAGATTCATGCTAGTCATAGATCAAATTTACTCAGAAAAAATCCAGAATTTTATGGTAAATATGGATGGACTGAGCCTGATAATTTAGAGTACATTTGGCCTGTGAAATGAAACACTTGATTTCTATAGATCAATATGATTATCAAGCGTTACACACACTTTTTGAAAATGTATCTAAAGAAAAATATGGATTTATAGAATCAAACTACCCTAAAAAAAGTCAAATTGCTACTTTATTTTATGAACCATCTACAAGAACAAGTGCAAGTTTTCATAGTGCAGCTATCCAATTAGGGTATTCTGTTTTACCTATTAATGAAGTTACTTATTCTAGTGTCACTAAGGGAGAAACACTAGAAGATACAATACGAACTATCGGTAGCTATGTTGATCTTATTGTTTTAAGGCATAGTGAAAAAGGAGCAGCTAAAAGAGCTGCTGAAGTATCTACTGTCCCTATTATTAATGCTGGAGATGGAAATGGAGAACATCCAACGCAAACTTTATTAGATATTTATACTATCTGGAAAACATTTAAAAAAATAAATGGGTTAACTATTACGTTAATGGGAGACTTAAAAAATGGAAGAACAGTTCATAGCTTAATTAAAATTTTACGACATTATAAGGTTAAAATTAATTTAATTAGTCCAGATAGCCTTAAATTACCTAAAGAATACTATAAAAATTCCGATATAGAATATTCTATATTTCCAAAAGATTTACAAACTGATATTTTATACGTAACACGGATTCAAAAAGAAAGAGGATCAAAAGAAGACTATAAACTTTCTTACGACGAATTAATAAGTTTACCAAGTAATGCTATAGTTATGCACCCTCTTCCACGAGCAGGAGAAATTCCTGTATTATTTGATAATGATCCGAGAGCTAAATATTTTGAACAAATTAAGAATGGATTGTTAGTAAGGAAAGCCTTACTTAGAGAATTATTAATATGATTGAAAAAAATAAATCTGTTATATAAGAGAGGATTAATTAATTGAGTAATCGATTTCATTTAGCAATTGCAGGCGGTGATTTATCAGTAACAGTACCTTGGTATCAAATAGTATTAGGTTGCAAGTTAGATATGTCAGAAGAAGGTAAATGGCAAGATATTGACTTTTGGGGTAATGAATTAACACTTCATGCAACATCTCCTCGATATGGAAAAAGTCTTGAAAGAGAAAGATACAGTGTTGATATGGGAGATGTATATGTACCACATTTTGGTATTCACTTACCCTTGTATAGATACAATGATGTTAAAGATAGGGTGCAGGCTAAAGCTAAGTTTCTTGATACTCCATATACAAGATTTGATAATACAAGATATCAACAAGAAACATTCTTTGTTGAAGATCCTAATTACAACGTACTAGAAATAAAAAGTATGCTAAAAGAAAAGATTTATTAAGAGAGTTATTAGCATGATAGAAAAAATAAAAATTCGAAACGCAATTTTACAAAATAAAATGTATATCTTTAAAAAAGATATTAGTGATCCTGCACGTTTTGAATCTCAATTTAGAGAAATTATAGATAAAGATATATTTGAATGGTTCGATTATGATCGAGAAAGTGAATTATATACTATTCCAAGTAATGCTTATCATAAACTAGATATACAAAAATATAGTGACCAACGTAATTTTAAAGAGGCAAAAACTAAATTTAAATTTAACGGGACTTTACGACCAGAACAACAAAAAGTATCTGATGCTTTTTTTAAAAGAAAAGGAAGAGTAACTAGTGGTCTTTTTCAAGCTCCGTGTGGGTGGGGGAAAACTTATGTTGCATGTAATATTATAGCAAGAGCTAATGTACCAACTTTAATTATGGTTCATACTAAACTTTTATTTAAACAATGGCAAGAAGAACTTAATAAGCAATTACCAGGAATTCCAATAGGTACTGTAGGTGACGGAGAATTTAATATTCAAGAAATTACGGTTGGAATATATAAAAGTATATATAATAATTTAACAGAACTAAGTAATCAATTTAGTATGGTGATGGTAGATGAAGCACATCTTTGTCCTGCCGAACTCTTTTCAAATGCCTTAAATAATATTAATTGCAAAATTAAAATAGCAGTTACTGCAACACCTAAAAGAAAAGATGGAAAACATATTGTTTTAGATGATTACTTTACTCCTTATAAAATTTATGCCCAAGATTTAAGTAATAAAGATAGTCCATCAGTAAAGTTAGTTCAAACAGACATACCTTTTAAGGTACTTGATCCCAAAAGAGATTGGAGTAGGCAATTAAATAAACTTACTGAAAGAAGTGAGTATGTAAATCTTATTAGTGAAGTAGCAACTAAAGATATTGCTAATGGAAGATGCCTATTAATTTTGTCAGATCGTGTAAATATGCTTAAAAATCTACAAAAATTGATTAAAGGAAGTGTATTACTTATTGGAGAAACTAAAGAAGAAAATAGAAAAGATATTTTAAAAAATGCTGGAACTAAATATACCGCAATTCTATCAACTAAAATTTTTGATGAAGGTATTAGTTGTCATAGATTAGATACTTTATATTTAACTTGTCCAAGTAATAACCCAATTAAATTAGAACAACGAATTGGTAGAATATTACGAGAACATCCGAATAAAAAACACCCTTTAATAAGGGATTTTCAGTTACGAGGAGCAATTGTACATAAACAACAGCTTGGTCGTTTAAACTGGTATCAGGAAAAAGGATTTATATTATGAATATGTTTAAAAAAAAGAAATCTTCAATTCAAAAAGAAATAGAAATTCTACTTGAATCTAAAATTAATCCTCAAGTTGCTATGCACGGAGGTAGTATAGAATTTAGAGAATGGGATGCAGATAATGGAATTTTATATTTATTTCTAAAAGGAGCTTGTAGCGGATGCTCTATGTCAAGTGAAACATTAAAAGCGGGTGTAGAAGGTATGATTAAACATTATTTTCCAGAAGTAAAATTAGTAGAAGGAATTGATGATCCAAATTCAGACGTTGACCCTTACTACTAATTATGTATTATTATAACTGGAAAGAACTTTGGATAGATGGAAAAGGGCAACCTGAATCAATCTTGATATTGACACTTGCCCTAACAATAGGGTATAATAATATTATTGCTAGTTCAAGTCAGCAATTAATGAAAAAACTTTTTATTAATAATATAGATTTTCAATTGTTTAGAACTAGCAAACTAAAAGTAGTTAAAAATAACTGTATTTTTAGTACTTATAACTGTAAAGATAAACAAAGTTACTTTAAGGATAATAAGTTTTTATTTACTACAATAAATCCTAATAGTAAAGTAGAATATCTTTATTTATTGAGTAAACGCTCAATAACCAACTCAAACCACTATATTCCAAAGAATTATGTATCTTCCAAACATTGGAAAAATACATTCGTCAAAGAACGAACTGATAAATTGGAATTCATTTTAGAATAGGAGAAATACTATGGTAGCTTGGGATAAAGCTAAAGCACCGTCACAAGGTGGCGGAGAACGAAAAGAAATTCAACGATTAACTCTACCAATTGGAGAAACTAAAGTTAGACTAATAGGCGAAGTTATGCCTCGTTATGTTTATTGGATTACTACTACAGAGGGAAAAAGAATGCCCTTAGAGTGTCTACGGTTTGTACGTGAGCAAGAAAAATTTGTAGACACTAATGAAGATCCTTTTAGAGAATTGGGTGAAGATGTCTTCAGTGACAAACCTCAATTTGCATATATCTGTAATATAATTGATAGAAGTGATAATCAAATTAAGATTTTTGATCTTAAAAGCACTATTTATCGTCAAATTGTAGATTTTGCTTCCAACCCAGAATATGGAAATCCTGCGGATCATGAAACAGGTTATGATATTACTATAAAGAAAGAAAAAACAGGTCCACTTCCTCAAAATGTTAAATATACCTGCCTACCTGCAAGAGCAAGTAAGGCTCTTACTGAAGACGAACAAAAAGCTGAATTATTTGATCTTAGTCGTATTTATAAGCGGCAAAATTACGAAGATCAAAAGAAATGGATGCTTGAAAATACTGCACTTTTTGCCTCTTCTACCGGAGATGACTTTGTGCCAACTGAAACTGCAGAGGACCTAGATTAAATGAAAAAGTATAAGCTCAATGAGTTAGTACAAGCTACTGGACAAGCACAAGAAATTGGAGAGACTGCAAACCCCACAACTGCCGCTACTCCTCCTGTAGTTAGCCCATCTGTAGGGGGAGCATTTAAAAAAATTGAAAATGACCAAGTTGTTATTGATATGGATATTATTAGAAAAAGTAATATCTTTTTTGCAACTCCGTGTTATGGCGGGCAAATTACGGATCAATACTTTTTGAGTATGTTTAGACTAACTCAAGAGCTTATAAAGTATAATATTAATTTTAGAATTACTACTCTTAGAAATGAAAGTCTAGTTCCCAGAGCGCGTAATATCTTAAATGCCATGTTTTTAGAAGCTAAAGAATGTACTCATTTAATGTTTATTGATGCTGATATTGAATTTGAACCAGAGTCAATAATACGCATGTTAGCTATGGATAAAGAGTTAATTACAGGAGCCTATCCAAAGAAAACTTTACCAGTAGATTATGCAATTAATTTAAAATTTGCTGATAAAGAAAAAACACAAGTAAAAGTTGATATGGGAGCAGTAGAAGTACTTGACGCCAGTACTGGATTTTGGTTAATGAAACGTGAAGTAGTTGACAAAATGATTGAAGGCTATCCAGAATTATTCTATTTAAATGATAGTAGTATTGATCCTAAATTTAATCAATATTGTTATTCTTTTTTTGATACTATTCATGATCCTGATGATAACAGATACTTATCAGAAGATTATACATTTTGCCGTCGGTGGCAGAAAATAGGAGGACAAATTTGGCTTGATCCCAATACAAAACTTAATCATGTTGGAAGCTATACCTTTGAAGGAAATGTAAATAAAATATTTAATTGGGAAGCTGTAGATGGACCAAATACATAATAATATGTTAGATATTTATGAAAAAAAAGTATTTTCTCAATTTGGAGAAGATGGAATAACAGATTATATTTTTACAAAAATAGGTACAGACACTAAATACTTTGTTGAAATTGGTACCCAAAATGGTAGTGAGTGTAATACAAGATTTCTTAGAGAAAAACGTGCTTGGGAAGGTATACAAATTGATGCTAAATATGAGAATCCATTAATCAATCTTCATAAACATATGGTTACTAAAGAAAATATTATTTCAATTTTAGAGTCTTATCAAATACCTGATAAATTTGATTATTTTTCTCTTGATATTGATGGTATAGATTGGTATATACTTAATGAAGTTTTAACTTATTATGAAGTTAGAGCTTTTGTATGTGAGTATAATGCTTGCTTAGATGTTAATGTTGATCAAGTTATTCAATATGACCCAAATTTTTGGGATGCCGGACCTTATAATATTTATCATGGGGCTAGTTTAAAAGCATTTTGTAATCTTGCTAGATCAAAAAGCTATTCTTTAGTTCATTCTAATGGTGTTAATGCATTTTTTGTAAATGATGATTATTGGACTAATAATGAAGATTTTCCTGAAACAAATAATTTAGAGGTTCTTTGGAAAGACTATCCAGCATTTTTAGGATATCGTTTTATGCATGAACACCCAACTCATAAACATGCTAACTTTAACACATCAGAATTACTTCTAGAATTAGAACTATGAAAATTTTACTTTCCGCAGATTGGCATATTGCCTTGCATAGAAAAAAAATTCCAAGAGATTGGCAGGCTAATCGTTTTAGATTATTTTATGAAAAATTACATGAATTAGAACAAAACTGTGACATTCATATTATTGCAGGAGATATATTTGATAAAAAACCTGAACCAGATGAAATATGTTTATTTTTAAGATATATAAATTCAGTTTCAATTCCCACATTTATCATACCAGGAAATCATGAAGCAACTAAAAAAGGTCATACTTTTTTATCGCATTTCCATGAAGATAATGCTATTAAAAATTCAAATGTAGAGGTTATTACTCAAAATATTCGTAAAAATATTTTAGATCAAGGATTTCAATTTTTTCCTTACGGGGAGATGCAAACAGATAATTTGCCTAATCCAGTATCAAATGATATCTTAGTCACACATATTCGTGGAGAAGTACCTCCACATATTACTGCTGAGTATAACTTTGAAAAGCTTCGTCCATGGAAACTTATACTTTTAGGTGACTTACATTTTAACCATCGTTACTTAGATTATCCAGCTTATTATCCTGGCAGTCCTTTAAATGTTTCTTTTGATAGGGATGAAAAAAGAGAATATGGAGTTGATATTATAGATTTTAATAGTATAGATGATTATAAAGTAAAATTTATTAACCTAAAATTACCTAAGTTATTACGAAAAACTATAAAAGTAGGTGAATCAATGCAAAAAGATGATTCTCACCATGTAATTTATGAAATTACTGGAAGTATTGATGAGTTATCTAAGATTTCTAATCATGATCAATTAGATAAAAAAATTGCATTTAAACCAGAAGAGTCTTCAAAGTTAGAATTAAAAGATTTATCTTTAATAGAAGAATTAAAAGCTTATTTAAAATATATCAAAGTACAGGACACCAATGCTATAATAACAGAGTTTCAAGAGTTAAATATTCAATGATTACTTTAAATAAACTTTCTATTAATAATATGTTTAGTTACGGTCAAAATAATGAAATTGATTTAAGTTCTAATAAAATTACCCAATTAACTGCTCCAAATGGAAGCGGAAAATCTTCTATAGCTCTTATTTTACAAGAGTTACTTTATAGTAAAAATATAAAAAACATAAAAAAAGCTGATATTCTTAATAGATATATAAAAGATGATACCTGGTCAGGAAAAATAGATTTTACAGTTAAAAACAAGGATTATGTCGTTGAAGTTAAAAGAATTAAAAATCAAAGTAAAGTAAAATTCTTTGAACAAACTGCTTCAAAAATAATAGATTTAACTGAACATAAAATTCCCGATACCTATAGAAAAATACAAGAACTTATTGGTCTTGATTTTGAAATATTTTCTCAACTTACTTATCAAAGTAGTACTGATTTATTAGAATTCCTAAAAGCTACTGATACTAATAGAAAAAAGTTTTTAATTAATTTATTTAATCTTGAAAAATATCCCGATATTGGTGAAGTAATCAAGTTAAAGCTTTCAGAATCAGAAAAAATATCTTTTAAATTAGATGGGGAGTTAAAAGGTGTAAAAGATTATTTAAATAATGCTCTTATAGAAGATAAAAAATCATTAGTTGAAATACCTATAGTTAATGAAGAAAAAAGAAATCAGTTAGGTATTGAACAAAATAAAGTTAATGAATATGAATCTTTATGTAAAAAAATTGATAATAATAATTTGTATATCAAAGATCGTGAAAAACTAAATTTTAATATTTCTTTACAAGAACCAGAAAAAATTACAGATAGTTACAATAGTCAAAAAGAATTAAATGAAGAAAAAACAGTACTTTCTATAAGTAGCAAAAACATAAAAAATGCATTAGCTAATTTAAATATAGCAGAAAAATGTTATACTTGTGGACAATCAATTGATAATTCACAAGCAGTTTATCTAAAAAATAATTTAGAAGAAGATCTATTTAAAAATAGGTCAAGAGCAACTGATATAGGAGTATTGTTACTTGGTATTGAAAATAGCATTGAAAAATATGAAAATAAAGTTAAAGAATGGGAAAATAATAAAAAGAATATTGAAAAATTTGAACAATTTAGTCAATTTATAGATGGTACTATACCAATAACTTATCCTGATTTTAACACCTTAAAAAATGAGGTACAAGTATTACAAGATGAATTAAAAAGTCAAGAAACTCAAAGAGAAAATGCTATTGAACGTAATGAAAAATTAAAAACTCATAATACTAAAGTCGATACCCTAATTGAACAAAAAAGATATTTTTTAGCTAGACAAGAGCTATTAAATAATGATATAATCGATCTTAAATCGAAAATTAAAAATCTTAATATTTTAAGAAAAGCATTTAGTACTACTGGAATTGTAGCATTTAAACTTGAGAATTTAACTAAAGAACTTGAAATTGTCATTAATGATTATTTATCTAACCTATCAGATGGACAATTTCAAGTTATTTTTCGTTTAACTGGAGAAAAATTAAATATTGTTGTTATTAACAACGGTCAAGAATCTTCTATAGAAACCGTTTCTGGAGGAGAATTTAGTAGAATTCAAACTGCTATTTTATTAGCAATTCGTAATGTTTTATCTAAAATTGGAGGTAATTATATTAATCTTTTATTTTTAGATGAGATTACCGGAGTACTAGACGAGGCAGGTAAAGAAAAATTGATAGAAATATTACAAGAAGAAGATAATTTAAATATTTTTCTTATTTCTCATGATTTTACCCATCCATTAATTGATAAAATTAATATTATTAAAAATAATAACATTAGCTATTTAGAATAAGGATTACAAATGACAGAAGAAGCTCTACATGTTACTAAAAGAGATGGTCACAAAGAATTAATTAATTTAGAAAAAATTCATGTGATGACTAATGAAGCATGTAAAGATTTAAGTGGGGTAAGTGCCTCCCAAGTAGAAATGAATAGTGGAATTCAATTTTATGATAAAATTAATACTAATGAAATTCAACAAATTTTAGTTAGAAGTGCTGCTGATTTAATTGATTTAGAAAATGTAAATTATCAATATGTAGCAGCTAGATTATTATTATTTGGATTAAGAAAAGAAGTATTTAAACAATTTGATTATATTCCTTTGGAGAAGTTAATAAATAACAAT